AATATTGAATGATACTCATGCGGGTATCAGGAACTCGTCTGACATCTTTATGGATTATCAGGAGAAGTTTTACAGGGACGTATTCTTCCCCTACTTACTTGAAAACGATATCAAACAGATTCTCCACCTTGGAGATTACTATGATAATCGTAAGACAGTCAATTTCAAAGCACTTGGACACAATCGTAAAATCTTCCTAGAGAAGTTGCGTGAGCATGGTATCACTATGGATATCATTCCTGGCAATCATGACGTGTACTATAAGAACACCAATGAGTTGAACGCACTGAAGGAACTGCAAGGTCACTACATGAATGAAGTGAATCTTGTTATGGAACCAACAGTAGTAAACTATGACGGGTTAGACATTGCACTAATCCCTTGGATTAACCAAGAGAACGAAGAAGCATCACTTAAGTTTCTTAAGAATACCAAAGCATCATTTGTGGGCGCCCACTTGGAACTACAGGGTTTTGATATGGCTCGTGGTATGCCTTGTATGCATGGTATGAGTGCAAAACACTTCGAACGATTTGAGATGGTTCTTACAGGTCACTTCCATGCAAAGTCTACGGTTGGTAACATTCATTACTTAGGTTCTCAGATGGAGTTCTTTTGGAATGACTGTGATGACCCCAAACACTTCCATGTTCTTGATACCGAAACAAGAGAGTTAACTGCAATACAGAACCCTGTTCGCATCTATGAGAAAATCTATTATGATGCCGATAAGATGGGTAACTCTAAGTTCAAAGACATGCGATATCTTAATGAGAAGTTCGTAAAGATTATCGTTGTCAATAAAGGTGACCCAATTGAGTTCGAGAAGTTTGTAGATAAAGTACAAGCACAGAAGATTCACGAACTAAAGATTGCAGAAGACTTCAAAGAATTTATGGGTAACAACGTATCTGACAACTTATCTGTTGACGATACCGAGACGCTTGTATACGATTACATTGACAATGTACAGACAGACCTAGACAAAGACAGAATCAAACAAGAGATGTCAGCTCTGATGGTCGAAGCACAAAGCATGGAGATTGTTTAGTGGTAACAAAGAACGACATCACAGGTGATGCTATCAAGACCAAAGCTGATGGGTCAGATAAGTACCGTGATAATTATGATAAGATATTTGGAAAAAAACCCTTGACATTTTGGGAACACTACTGTATAATAGAGAAATCTGAAATGGGTATGGAGAAGGGCAAACCATGTAATTGGTGTGGTCTTTATGAAGAAGATTTTATTGAGATGAAAAAACAAGATATATGATTACTTTTGAAAAACTTCGGTATAAGAATTTTCTATCGACAGGAAATACCTTTACCGAGATTGACTTTGAAGCTAGTCCTACAACCCTAGTTGTGGGTCATAATGGTGCGGGTAAATCTACAATGTTGGACGCATTGGCGTTTGCGTTGTTTGGTAAACCTCATCGTAAGATTTCTAAGATGCAGTTGATTAACAGTATTAATCAGAAGGGTGCATTGGTAGAAGTAGAATTCAGAATTGGTTCTAATAACTATAAGATTGTCCGTGCGATTAAACCTAACAAGTTTGAGGTATGGGTCAATGGTAACATGGTCAACCAATCCTCTCACGCAAAAGACTATCAGTCTATCCTTGAGAAGAATATTCTTATGTTGTCTCACAAATCATTTCACCAAATTGTTGTATTGGGGTCGAGTTTCGTTCGTACCTTTATGCAACTGTCTACGGGTGCAAGACGTGATGTCATCGAAGACCTCTTAGATATAAATATGTTTAGTAAGATGAATGTCTTATTGAAAGAAAAGATTGCAACTCTTAAGGTGAATCTAACACAGAATGGCCATGAGATTGAGGTATGCAATACCAAGATAAACGCACAAAAGAGATTAATTTCTGAACTTGTGTCCGTCACTTCATTACAGAGGAAACAGAAGACCGATAAAATTATCGCATATCAAGAAGAGATTAAACAACTCAATGATGAGATGTTTGCAACTCAACAAGAAATCGATACGCAACTCCCTCGTGTAGAAAGCCGTATAGTGAAGACTACCGAGAAGAAACAGACCCTTAATAATTACAGCATTGACTTTAAAGGAAAAATACGAGATGCAAGACGACAATCAACCTTCTTCGGAGAAAACGAACAATGTCCGACCTGTGACCAACAAGTCACGGAGGCACACCGCAAAGTTAAAATCGCAGCAGCAGAGTCGAAGGAGGCAACAGTTTCGGAGGCGTTAACAGATGTTAACACTAAACTAAAAGAAACCGAGACAGTACTCAAAGCGTTACACGCTGACATGGAAGTTGTCCGTGGGTTACAGACTAAGATTGCCGAACAGACCGCAACTATTCGTAGACTCAACGAGAGTATCACTTCTATTCAAAATGAGATTGTTGATTTGGATATTGGTGAGAGTGACCTATCACAAGCAAACACAGACCTTGATGTTCTTCGAGAAGATAAGAGTACACTTCAAGAGTCCAAATACAAGTTGACCGAAGATGCCTCATATCAGGCAGCTACGTCAGAACTTCTTAAAGACCAAGGTATCAAGTCTAAGATTATCAAACAGTACTTACCTGTTATTAATCAACTGACCAATCAGTACCTACAAATTCTAGATTTCTTTGTACACTTTGACTTAGACGAATCGTTCAATGAGACTATTCGTTCAAGACATCGTGATGCCTTTACCTATGACTCGTTCAGTGAGGGTGAGAAACAACGTATCGATTTGTCCCTATTATTTACGTGGAGACAGATTGCCAAGATGAAGAATAGTGTCGCAACTAATCTTCTAGTCCTTGACGAAACATTTGATAGTTCGTTGGATGCGGATGGTGTTGATAACCTAATGAAGATTATCTATACCCTAGGTGAGGACACAAACGTCTTTGTTATATCCCATAAGGGAGAACTCGAAGACGCAGCTTTCAGTCGTAAGATTGAATTCATCAAAGAACGTAACTTTAGTAAGATTATGAAAGAAAGTGCTTGACTTTAGTTGCGGGAAGTGGTATTATAACTATCAATATTAACAGGAGTATATTATGGAACTAACTGATAAGACGTTGTCGATTCTACAGAATTACGCAACTATTAATCCCAACCTTGTGTTTGCCGAAGGCAATACACTCAAAACTATTTCGGTAGCACGTACTGTTCTAAGTACCACAACCGTGGATGAAACATTTCCACAGTCATTTGGTATTTACGACTTGAACGAGTTTCTGAATGTTCTATCCCTCGTGGATAAACCAACCCTGAAGTTCGAGAAGGACTTTGTAAGTGTCTATGACAATACTGGCAGGAGTAATGTAAAATACTTCTTCTCAGATACAGAAATGTTGACATCGCCTGGCAAAGACATCGTCATGCCTGAAGCAGAAGTTAACTTTGTTATAGATAATGACACATTGAACAGAGTTAAGAAGGCTGCTAGTGTTCTTGGTCATACCGAGATTAGTATCTCACCTAGTGGTGGGTCTATCAATCTTGCGGTAGTGGATTCCAAGGATTCAACATCCAACGCATTCTCTATCGATGTGGAAGGGGATTATCCTGATGGAGTTGATTTCAACTTTATCATGAATGTAAATAACATTAAGGTTATCAATGAAGACTTTTCGGTTTCTATTTCCTCGAAACTTATTTCGAGATGGAAGTCACAACAGTCTGCAATTGAATACTTTATTGCACTTGAAAAATCATCTAAGTTTGGAGAATAATGATGGCTAAAGCAGAAAAAAATCACGATGAAATCTATGAAACCGCAAATCGTGTGGCACGTTCAACAGTAGCAGTAATTGATACTGTAGTACAACGTGGTGGTTTCAAGGGAGAGGAACTCTCTACTATTGGTCAACTACGTGATGATGCAGTACGCATTGTCCAGTTGTGTGAAACACATCAAGGTGACCTCGGTGATGACTCTTCAGACAAGTAGTAATACTTCCTGTTGATAAGGTTGGTGGTTATCCTAAAAACCACCCAATTTTTTCTTGACAATTCGTTTCTTATAGTGTACAATGTACATTAATAGCAACACTTTATTATGGAGACATTATGTCTAATGAATTCTTATGGGTAGAAAAGTATCGTCCTAACAAGGTATCGACTACTGTACTATCAAACAATCTCAAAAATACATTCCAAGCAATTGTTGATACGGGTGAGATTCCCAATATGATGTTTACTGGTACTGCTGGTACTGGTAAGACTACAGTCGCACGTGCAATATGTGATGAACTGGGTCTTGACTACATTATCATCAACGGTTCTGAGGAAGGTAACATTGATACCCTACGTGGTAAAATCAAACAGTTCGCTTCGTCCGTCTCCCTTTCTGGCGGTTACAAGGTTGTAATCCTTGACGAAGCGGACTACCTTAATCCCCAATCTACTCAACCCGCCTTGCGTGGTTTCATCGAAGAGTTCAGTAACAACTGTCGCTTTATTCTGACATGCAACTTCAAGAACAAGGTCATCGAGCCACTACACTCTCGTTGTGGTGTCTACGAGTTCAACACGTCCAAGAAGGATATGGCAGAACTCTGTGGTCAGTTCATGAAACGCATACAGATTATTCTAGATGCAGAAGGTGTTGAGTTTGACAATGCTGTGATTGCGGGACTCATTAGTAAGTATGCCCCCGACTGGAGACGTGTACTCAATGAACTACAACGTGGTTCTATCGGTGGTAACTTATCTACTGCTGTTCTTCTCAACGACCAAACAGACAACTATGTCGGATTGTACAAATCTCTAAAGGGTAAAGACTTCAAGAAGATGCGTAGTTGGGTGGTCAATAATGTTGATACCGAACCCGCAGCTATCTTCCGTGGTATCTATGATTCTATGGAAGGTCATGTTGCACCACAATCAATCCCTCAGTTGGTATTGATTCTCGCTGATTATCAATACAAGAATGCCTTTGTCGCTGACCACGAATTGAACCTCGTTGCATGTATGACTGAAATCATGGCAAATGTGGAGTTTCAGTGATAATGAATAAATACTGGAGACTGTGGGCAAAGTCCCTCGGCGAAAAGGTTGGTGAAGATTCCCAAGCGGATGGGATTGCAGTAATCCGCACAATTTGGTGGGTGACTCACATGCTTACATGTTGGTTCATCATTTTAAATGCAGTACAAAACCACGGATGGGGATTAATAGGATTATGAGTAAAGAACCAAAAACAACATTTCAAAGAATTAAATTCATATGTGAAGAAGAGGGTATTGATGTACCCGATACTGTTATTGCACATATAATGTCTATTGTCTTTGATGAAGTAGAAAAGGTACATGTACCTGAGACCCTGACAAGAATGGCTGACGGTTCATGGCGACCTATCCAAACGGATATGTTCGATGAATCCTAGTAAGTGGGATATCGCCCACCTAAAATCTGCACAACTTTATGCTGAGTTATCTCACGCAAAAAGACTAAAGGTTGGATGTGTTATCGTAAAGGATAATCGCATTATATCGATTGGGTATAACGGTATGCCTAGTGGATGGAACAACCAATGTGAAGACAGGGTCATGCATGATTACGGTGATAGAGCACCTAAGTACATATGGAAAACTAAACCCGAAGTACTTCATGCAGAAACAAACGCAATCGCAAAGATGTCTCGTTCCAATGAAAGTTCGGAAGGTTCGTCTCTGTATTGCACACACGCTCCTTGTCTTGATTGTTCTAAGTTGATATATCAATCAGGCATAAAGGAGGTATTTTATAATGAGGAGTACCGCTCAACTGAAGGGTTGACTTTCCTTCGTAAGTGTGGTATACTAATAAAAAAGTTGAAAGTATAATATGAATCCCTTTGATTATGTAAACAGTATTAATATGACCAAGAAAGATATCATGGTTTCTCCTGAAGATGAGAAGGCCTATAATTCTTTTTTGGTTAATCGCAGTCTATCTTACTTTAGTGATACTATTGGTATTGCAAATGAGATGAACAAATACCACCACCTTGACTCACGTCTACAATATCAATTTCTTATAAATATAATTAGGAAACGAAAACGTTTCTCTAAGTGGGTGAAACCCGAAACAATAAATGATGTTGACGTGCTGAAAACATACTATGGATATAGCAACGAAAAGGCTAGACAAGTTCTTCCTCTTCTCACACCTCAACAACTTTTGACATTAAAAAATAAGGTGAATAAAGGTGGAAGAAAATAATATAATTACAACTTGGTCGCCTGCGACTATGTTAGAGATAAGTCTATCGGAACCCGATGACTTTCTAAAGGTACGTGAAACACTGACTCGAATTGGTGTTGCATCACGTAAAGAAAAGAAACTATTTCAATCGTGTCATATCTTGCATAAACAAGGTAGGTATTTCATTGTGCATTTCAAAGAACTCTTCATGTTAGATGGTAAGAAAGCTAACCTCGAAGATACCGATGTACAACGTAGGAATACGATTGCAACGTTACTTGCGGACTGGGGTCTTGTTGATATTCAGAATAAAGAAG